TCGAACGGCGCCGACAGGCCGACTTCGCCCTGCGGCGCATCGAACTGTCCGGGCCTGAGGGCGGCCCCGTCAGCGTGTCGCACATCACATCAGGCATGGACGACCACGAGCGCGCGGCCCTGCGACGGCTGCTGGATGAGGCCATCGCCGAACGCATCACGCCATGACCGCGCTATCGGCCCTGCCGCTCGACGTGCTGCGCGAGTTGCGGGCGTCGCTCGCCCCCGACTTCGCAGGCGACGCACAGGAACGGTTCTTCGACTCGCACGCCGAGGAACTGCTGTACAGCGGGGCGATGGGTGCGGGCAAGTCGCGGATCCTGTGCGAGAAGGCGTGGCGCCTCGCCCTGACGTACCCGGGCGCGACGTTCGGCATCTTCCGCAAGGTCGCCAAGTCGCTGTCGGCCACGACGCTTCGGACGTTCCAGCGGGACGTCATGAACCCGTCACAGGTGGCGCGCGGCAACCGCACGGAGTCATGGTTCGAACTCACGAACGGGTCACGCATCTACTTCCTCGGCCTCGACCCCGACCCGATCACGGGCGTCCCGTCCAAGGTCGGCTCCCTCGACCTCGCATGGGCGGGGGTCGATGAGGCCGTGGAATGCACCGAGGCCGACTGGATATTGCTGCAAGGTCGGTTGCGCGACCCGCGGATGCCGTGGCACCAGCTATGCGCGGCGACGAACCCCGGCCCGCCGACGCACTGGCTCAAACGTCGGTTCAGCCCGCCCACCCCGCAGCGCGAATACGTCCACGCGACGGCGCAGGACAACCGCTTCCTCCCCGTCGATTACAAGGAGCGGATCGCCTCGCTCCCCGACAACGCCATCGGTCGTCGGCTGGGCCGCGGCGAGTGGGCGTCGGTCGAAGGCGCCATCTGGCAGGTGAACGAATGGCAGGTGCAGGACGACACGTCGCCAGCCAAGCGGGTCGTCGCGGGGCTTGACTGGGGGTTCGTCCACGCGTTCGCTGTCGAGGTCGTCGCGTCATCGGGCACGGGTCGCCTGTCGGTCCGGGGCGAGTTGTACGCGAAGGGTGCAGGGGTCGACCAACTCATCCCGCACGTCGCCGCGCTGTGCGAGCAGCACGCCGTATCGCTCATCGTGTGCGACCCATCCGAGCCGGGGATGATGTCAGAACTCAGGCGCGGGCTGGCCGAGCATCGCACGAGCCACGAGGGCTGTACGCTGAGCGTCAAGGTAGACGCCGCGAGGAACGATGTGACACCCGGACTACAGGCGGTTGACAAGCACCTACGGGCTGGGATGTTCGTCTCGCCGTCGTGCGCCGGGCTGCTGGGCGAGGTCCCCGGGTACACGTGGGCACCCGACAGGCTGGGCGGGTTCCACGATCGACCCATCGACGAGAACGATGATGCCTGCGATGCTCTGCGCTACGCCGTCATGGCGCACGAGCCAGACCCGGACAACCCGTGGGCATCGTTGACGAACGCGGGAGGCGTCGCATGAACCGGCTGGCAGCGCAGTACCTCGAAGTCGCGTTCGCCCTCACCGTGACGGGCGCGGCCCTGACACCGTGGCCGTGGCTCGCGCTCATCGTCGCGGGGGCATACTTCGTCGCACTGGCGGTCGTGGCTGACCGTCGCACGCAGCCCGAGGAACCGCCCGTGGACGAGCCGGTCGAATGAGCATCCACATCCCGACCCGTCTCCCCGTTCGCAGCGCCCCTGCCGCCTCCGTCGTTCTGGCGCACACACCGGGGTATCAGAAGGCGATGGTCGGGGTCGGCGCGGGGCCGCTCCAGACCGAGTTCAACCTGACGCTGTTCCTCGGCAACGATGCGCAGGCGACCATGGCGAAGATGATCCGCATCGGCACCGGGGTCGATTGGATCCGAGCCGCCGAGCGCGTCATATCAGGCAAGTTCTCGACGTGTGCGTGGCACATCGAGGACCCGGACGGCGAGGTCATCGACGATGACTACGAGGGCGACGCGCGGGCCATCGACGCCTTCCGCCTGTTGGAGCGACCGATGGGCGCGCTCGACCTTCACGACGTGGGCCGTCGGCTGACACGGCGTCAGCAATGGGAGGTCACGTCGCGTCATATGGGACTGGCCGGGAACGGCTGCTGGTACCTCGACGCGCGCGACGGTCTGGGCATCCCGTCGGCCATCCTGTACATCCGCCCCGACCGTCTGACCCCAGTCATGAGCGGCGACGTGCTCAGCGAGTGGTCGCTCGACGCCAAGCCGGGGAAGCCGGGCATCCCGCTGCCCCTCGAAGATATCGTCCACATGACCTTGGAGACGCCCGACAATGGGGTATGGGCGCCGGGGCTGGTCGAGACGGCGCTGACCAAGGCGCTGCTGAACGGCAAGATCGACCGCCACTTCGGCAGCGTCCTCGACAGCGGCGGGCGGATATCAGGCATCCTGTCCCCGCGTCAGGGCGTCATCGAGGACGACAACGTGTACCAGCAGATGGTGCGCGACTGGCGCAACGTGACCGAGCAGCCCGAGTCGGCGAAGCGCGTGCAGATCGTCAGGGCGCCCGTTGACTTCACGCCCACCGTCCAGACGCCGGGTGAGATGCAAGTCATCGACCTCATGTACCACAACCGCGACGCCCTGCTAGCCCTGTGGGGCGTGCCCCTGTCGCAGGTGGGCGGCTCGACAGCGGCGGGCCTCAACGGCGGCGACGTGCGCAAGTACGACGAGGCGGCGCTGTGGCAGAACGCCGTCTACCCGCGGCTGGTCGAACTGGCCGAGCCGGTGCAGGGCATCATGGACCTGTTCGTCCCGCTGCTCGGGTGGGCGCCGACATTCATCCTCGACGCCCCCACCTTCGATGATGACGGGCCGTCATACGAGATGGCGCTGAAGGCGAGGGACCTCCCGCTGCGCAACAGCGAACGGCGGGCCATCGTCAACCTCGAACCGTTCGGCGAGGACGTCATGGGTTCGCTGGGCGGCCCGTTGGATGATGAGATCTGGGTGCCCGTCAACATCACCCCGCTGGCGTCGTCCACCCCCGGCGCGATGATGATGGCGCCCCCTGCCCCTGCCGGTCCCACGCCCGACGAACCGACCCCGCCCGAGGACGAGGGCGACGCAGGAGCGACGGGAGGCGCCGATGACGCCGATTCCGACATCGGGGCTATGGGCATGAAGGCGCGCGGCCTCCGTGCGACCACGACGGCCCTCCGTGCATCGGTGGAGCGGCGCATCACCCCCGTCCTGCGGCGCTCGGTCGCCGACGTGCTGGCCGACCAGCGGGCCGAGGTCGTGCGACGTGCGACGGCCCAGTACGAGCACCTGACGAAGAAGCCTGACGATGACGGCTCGTGGTGGAACGCCTCGAAGTGGGACAAGGCGCTCGCCCGTGCCCTGACGCCGGGGCTGCTGGGCGTGGCCGACACGGTGCGAGGGCACGTCCTCGAAGCGCGCGACCACAAGGCGGCCACGTACGCCGACCTGACCTCGAAGTACGCGCACACCGCAGGCGCGCCCGCGAGCACACGGGCCATCGAGCACCTGCTGCGCGTCGGTGCAGGCAGGGTAACCCGCATCAACGAGACGACGCGCGCGGGGCTGCGCGCGCTCATCGCCGAGGCGGTCAAGAACGGCCTCGGCCCGGGCAAGCTGGGCGATGTCATCGAACGATGGGCGGGCTGGAACGAATATCGCGCCGAGCGCATCGCCACGACAGAACTCCAGTTCGCATACAACGCCGCCGCCCTTGACGCCTACCGCGAGTCGGGCATCGAGCAGGTGGAGGCCATCGACGGGGACGAGGACGACGAGTGCGCCGCCCGAAACGGGGAGGTCATGTCGGTCGAAGAGGCCGAGGCCATCGACGACCACCCGAACGGGACGCTCGACTGGATGCCGGTCATCGACGAACCGCCGCCGCAGAAGGCCGACCCGCTCGTGGCTGCCGTGCTCGACCTCGCGACGGCGATGGCGAACCAGCCCGCGCCGATCATCAACATCGCCCCGGCCCCGGTGAGCGTCACGACCCCTGACGTCCACGTGACCATCGAGGCCGACGCCCCGCGCAACGTGCGGAAGGTCGTGCATCGCGACAAGGCGGGGCAGATCACGCACATGACCGAGACGCCGGAGGCATGAAGTGGCGCTGAACCCGAAGTACTCCAACGCGGGGGTCAACGCCGAGGCCGACGCGCTCGCGCGCCTGCTCGACAGCGGCTTCCTGCGCATCTACGACTCGACGGGCACCGGCCAGCCAGCGAACGCCGATACCGCCGTGACGACACAGGTGCTGCTCGCCGAACTGCGGTTCAACGCGACCTCCGCGCCCGCTGCCGCGGCTGGCCTCCTGACGTTCAACGCCTTCACTCAGGACCTGTCAGCGAACGCGACAGGCACCGCGACATGGGCGCGCGCGCTGAAGTCGGACGGGTCAACCGTCGTCATGGACGGCAGCGTGGGCACGGCAGCCGCCGATTACATCATCAACAGCACGGCGATCGCAGCGGGCGCCGAGGTCGATGCCAACTCGCTGACGCTCCAGATATCGAAGGGGTAAGCCATGTCGAATCTCATCCTCCCGGGTCACGTCGAGCGCGAGCGCGAACTCGCCGCGCGGCACCATACGGGCATCTTCGACCCGCGGCGCCCCCGCGACCCGAACGCCCCGCCCGTCATCGGCGGCGGCACGGATGGCGTGTTCTACGTTGACCTTCGCGAGCCGTTCCTAGCCGCCGACGTGGGCGCGGTCACGCTCGCAGCCACCGCCAAGGCGCTGTACCCGGCAGTCACGTTCCCCGTGCTGGGCGCGGGCTACTTCGCGCGTGTCGGCAAGAAGCTCCGGATCCGCCTGTTCGGGCGCATCACCACCGTCCTGACCCCCGGCAATGGGTCGTTCGACATCTACTGGGGCACGGGCGCCGATGCGAACGGGACCATCCTCGCTTCGAGCGCCGCCCTCGCCCTGTCGGCGTCGCAGACCAACCTCTCGTGGTCGGTCGAGATCGACGTGACCTGCCGCAAGCTGAACGACGCCAGC